CTCCATATTTAGCACCTAACTCAATGGTGGGCTAATGCCAGCTATAACTACGCTTCGGACAAGTATTGCTACGGCTCTTGCAGATAACTCTTACTATTCAGTATTTGCCTTTCCTCCTGCAACCCCTATAGCAAATTCTGTAATTATCAGCCCTGCTGATCCTTACATCACTCCAACAATTAATGACCGTACTTCGGTTGCACCCTTGGCTAATTTTAAAATTTCTATCCTTGTCCCATTGCTTGACAATGAGGGCAACCTTGCTGGAATAGAGACCGACATAGTTCGAGTCTTTGCGCTGTTAGACGCCACCAGCATTGTATTTAATGTAGGAAGCGTCAGCGCGCCTAGCGTGTTGTCTATAGCTTCTGGTGATTTACTGACTTGCGACATTGCAATCAGTACTCTTACGGAATGGAGTTAAATCATGACCGATTTAGCACAATGGGAAAAAGATAATGAAGCCTTCCTGATTAAAATCGGTCAGGTTGCTTCAAAAGCAGAACCAAAACCAACAACTAAGAAAGACGAGGAATAACCCAAATGGCAGTATATCTAAGCAATGGAGTGGTTCTTACTGTTAATGCGGTAGACCTCTCGACTCTAGTAAGTTCAGTAACAATTAATCGATCCTTTGATGAGCTTGAGACAACCGCGATGGGCGATTCTGGTCATCGTTATATTGCTGGATTGGAAGCTTCATCTATTACTATTGATTTCTTCAATGATTCAGCTACAAGCAAGACACTTCAAACATTGAATTCATCTTCAGTATTTGCTAACAATGTAGTAGTTACAGCAAAGCAAACTTCTGCTGCTACATCTGCAACTAACCCTCTTTACACTATGACATGTCTTGTAAATAACACAACACCTATCAATGGTGCAGTTGGAGACCTTTCAACTCAATCTGTAACCTGGAACGTATCCGGTACAATCGCAGTAACAACTTCCTAAAAACTAAGTAAGGGGCTAAAATGGCAAAACTCAAAGTAACAAGGGCAGACGGACAAGTTCAAGACTACGAAATAACTCCAGTTATTGAGTATGCGTTTGAACAGCATTTTAAGAAAGGCTTTCACAAAAGTCTTATTGAAGATCAAATGCAAAGTTCGGTTTATTGGCTTTGCTGGGAAGCAATTAGACGTTCGGGTGAAACAGTCAAACCCTTTGGCGAAGATTTCATTTCAATTCTTAAAAGTGTTGAGGTGCTTGAGTCTGACCCTTTAGGGTAGATAGGAACTCCCTCACCTATCTCGCAGCTCGCTTGAGTTACGAGTATGGAGTTCCTTTCCAAACCATTGTCGAACTACCGGCGGTGGCGTTTAAGGCACATATAGAAGTCCTCAAAGACTTAGCAAAGGAGCGAAGCGATGCCAGTAGAACTGCAAGGCGCGGTCGCTCTTAGAAAAGCCTTGCGAAAGTTTGAACCGGATTTGGCAAAAGAGACAAGTAAAGAGATTGCATCTTTTGTGCGCCCAATAGCAAAAAAGGCTAGAGGGTTTGTCCCAACAAACGAGGAGATGCCTTCTGGGTGGCTCAAGCGACCTACAGCCAAAGGTAGATGGGCTACTCGTTATTTTGATGCTTCTGAAATTAAACGAGGCATCTCATTTAAGACTTCTCCAAGCAAAACTAATAGACGAGGATTTACAGCTTTGGCTTCTATCCTTAACAAGTCTAAAGGCAGCGGCGGCTACATCTACGAAATTGCAGGCCGAACCGCTGGCGTAACTGGTAATTTTACGCCAAAACTTGCTGGTCAGATCAAGGGTAGTTCAAAACGTTTAGAAGGTCGTCTTATTTTTCGTGCGTTTGCAGAGGATCAAGGCAAAGCCACAGCAGGAGTTCTTAAGGCTATAGAAACTTCAGCAGCCAAATTTAATGCTAGGAGACCAGCCTAATGGCAGACTTAAGAGTTGATATTGCTTCGCAGTTCACTGGCGCAGCTGCATTTAAAAAGGCTGACAAAGCAGTTGGTGGACTTAGTAAAAGCGTAAGCAAACTAGGTCGAAATCTTGGTCTAGCACTTGGCTCGACTGCCCTTATTGCCTATGGCAAAGCAGCAGTTAAAGCCTTTGCAGCTGATGACAAAGCAGCCCAGGTGCTTGCTAAGTCATTAGACAACCTTGGTCTAGCTTTTGCCAATCCACAGGTAGAAGCGTTTATAGCCAAACTTGAGACAACCTTTGGCGTTGTCGATGACAAACTTCGCCCAGCCTTTCAAAGGTTATTGACCACAACAGGTTCAGTTCAACAATCTCAAGCACTTCTTAAAACTGCCCTTGACCTTTCGGCTGCAAGTGGAGTCGATGTTGTAAGCGTTGCAGGGGACTTGAGTAAAGCATTTACAGGACAAACTAGGTCTCTTAACAAGTATGGGCTGGGACTGACTCAAGCAGAACTTAAGGCTATGTCCTTTGAGGAAATCCAATCCAAGATTACAAAGTTATTTAGCGGTCAGGCAACAACAGCCGCCAATTCTTATTCAGGCTCACTTGACAAGATTAGCGTTGCTGCTGCCAATGCTTCAGAAATTATAGGCAAGGGGTTAGTAGATGCCTTAAGTGCAGCTGGCGGCACAGGTGGTTTAGCAGGATCACTAGAGGGCATCATCAAACTAGCAGTAACAGTTAGCGACCTATTTGTAGGTATTGGCAGAACTGTTGCAGCTGTCAAACCATTCTTTACTGCTGATGTTTCTCCAATAGAAGCTTTTAAGCAATACCAAAAGATTACTGCACAATTTAGACTTGATGACCAGATTGCTCGCAGACAATACGGCGGCGCAGCAGCGGTCAAGTTTCAAAAGGAAGCCGCCGCCGCCGCAAAAAAGAACGCAATCGTAAATTCAAAAGCATTAAAAGACCAGACCAAGGCTCTTAAAGAACAAGCAATACTTAAGAAGGCTGGCACAATTTTTGACCTTAACCAAATTCAACTTATTGCTGCCCTGAAAGGAAACCTTTCTGATGAAGATCGTAAACGCGCAGAACTTCAATTAGCCTTGCTGACAGGCAACACAAAAGAAGCTCAAAGACTTACTTATGAACTTGCCACAGCACAGGGTTTAAGCAAAGATTTAGCAGGATATCTTGCAAGCCTTCCAGATGCCAAAAATCCCTTTGCGTCATGGTCTGCTTATCTTGATGAACTTATGAAAAAGGCTCAACAAGTTGTAACCCTTAGTTCAAGCGGTGGTAGTCCAGTCATAACCTTTCCAAGCATGAGTGGTGGCACAGGCGGCAACACAGGCAATCGCATTGTCGTTGGTGGGCAAATAATTGACGTGCCTTCTACAAACACAGCTACTTTGCCATCGTCAAGTGGCATAAGCGGAACAGGCGGTGGTCAAGCAACTACCTACGTTGGAGGAACTCCAATCTATGTCCAGATTGATGGAAAAACGATTGCTACTGCTAATCAATCTCAATCACTTTCTGGAATTCCTAGCAATGTAAGTCGAGTTAATGGAATGTTTGCCGGATAATGGCATTACCAGCACAAATAGCGGTTTCCTTTGATTACTCAAACGGCGCTACTTTTGGTTATTCAGGATTTGTAATTGGCGATCCTAAATACGGAATACTTGGTACAAACACTTTAGGCGATTCTTCGCTTCCAGAACCAGTTATTGACCTCACTCCTAACGTTTATCAAATATCTATTTCTCGCGGTCGTAACCTTCAACGTGATACTTATGAGGCTGGCACTTGCACAGTTCGAGTATTAGATCCGCTTTCCTATTTTAACCCACAGAACACAGCTTCTCCCTATTACGGCTATCTTGCGCCTTTGCGTAAGTTGCGTGTATCGGCTACTACTGCAACAACTCAAAAGTATTTATTTTCTGGATACGTTACAGATTACAAATACACCTACCCAGTAAATCAAGATACTGGCTATGTCGACATCTCATGCACAGATGCTTTTCGTCTGTTTCAGTTGGCTAATATTTCAACCGTGGCTTCAAGCCCAGCCGGTCAAACCACTTCAGCGCGTGTGTCAGCAATTCTAAACCAAGTATCTTTTCCTAGTTCCATGCGTACAATTTCGACTGGTCTAAATACCTGTATTGCCGATCCTGGGGGTAACAGAACAAGCCTTGAGGCAATCAAGAACGTTGAAATGTCGGAGACCGGCGCGGCATACATGAACGGTTCAGGAACTTTTATATTTAAGAATCGCACAGATGTGATGAACTCTCTTTCCAAGGCACCTGTAGCCTTCAATCAATCAGGCGGTATTCCTTATCGCAACCTTGTCTTTGCCTTTGATGACAAGCTCATCATTAACCAAGCCAATTTTGCCCGTGTAGGCGGCTCTACAATCACAGCAACTAACCAAACATCTGTAGATAAGTATTTCCCTCATACTGTCACACAGACTGACCTCGTTGCTGAAACTGACACCATAGTGACTGAAATAGCCCGTGAATATGTCGCCACAAGAGCCCAAACCACTATCAGAATTGACCAAATGGTTGTGGATTTACTTGATCCATCAGTACCGACTGACACAATCATTGGTCTAGATTTCTTTGATAATTTGCTTATCACCAATATCCAGCCTGATGGTTCAACGATTGTTAAGAACCTGCAATATCAGGGTATTAACTGGGAAATCAACGCACAGAAGCTCATGGCAACAATTTCGACCCTTGAACCAATAGCGGACGCTTTTGTCGTTTCAAGCTCGTATTACGGTATAATCGGCACTAATACATTAGGTTACTAGGAGATATAATGGCATCAGGACTACCAGCAGCAACCGGCGATGTTTTAACCGCCGCAACAGTCAATGGTCTTGTGACCTTTACGGTCAATTCAGACGCTACAACCGACTACACAGCCGTCCTTACGGATCAATATCAAGTTTTAGTGCCTATGAACAAGGCAACAGCAGTAGCCTTCAAGATTCCTACTAATGCCTCTGTAGCATTTCCGGTAGGCACAGCAATCACAGTCCTTAATAAAGGTGCAGGATCATGCACAATCAGTGCTACTACTTCAGGCACAACCACAGTCCTTTCAGCCGGTGGAACAGCAGCTTCTCCTACCTTGGCTCAATACAAGACAGCGGTCTGCATTAAGACTGCCACAGATACTTGGTACGTCGTAGGTGGCATTGCCTAATGATTGGCGCAATTACAGCCGGTACTTTTAGCGCGCCCGCTCCCCCTGTAGTAGTAACGGGCGGCACTCTTTACATTTCTGGCGGATATAATTATCGAGTATTTACAGCCAACGGCACTTTGTCTGTTAGCGGTGGAAGCATTACCGCTGATGTATTAAGAATTGCTGGGGGCGGTGGAGGAAACGATGGAGGCGGCGGAGCAGGTGGACTTGCCTATTCTGCATCTCAATCTTTGACAGGTTCTAAAACAATTGTTATAGGCGGTGGTGGAGCAGGTTCATCAAGCGTTGATGGTGGTAGTGGCATAGATACCACTTTTACTGGATTAGCCAATGCAATCGGTGGTGGCGGTGGACGACTTTACAACACATCTGCTGGTATAGCTGGTGGATCGGGCGGCGGCGCACCTCGAATGGCATCTGGTAATCAGACAGGTGGCACAGCAACTTCTGGTCAAGGTTTTGCAGGCGGCAATTTTGTATCTGGTGGAACTAACGGCGCAGGTGGCGGTGGGGGCGCAGGTGGAGTTGGTCAAACAAATAATTCTGGTTCAACTGGCGGATTAGGTGATTATACTTATTCTACTTGGGCAA